ATCGCCTCAAGCTCGGCTTTGAGCGCAGTCTTGTCCACGTCCGTAGCGTCCGCATAGGCTGTGACGATTGCGTCGATCTGTGGTTCGGAGAGCTTGGAAACATCGATGTTCTCCGCGCTCAGATACTTCGTGACCATGGCGGCCACGTTGGTGGGAGTCAAGCTCGCGGTGGACGCGCCGCCCGTGACCTCTTCATAGGCCAAGACAAAGGCGGTGATACCTTCCGGCTTGAGGCCGTCCGTGTTGGTTTCCGATTCCTCCAGATACTTTGAGATGTAGGCCGTGATCTCGGCGGGAGTGAGCGTGCTGGTGTCCGCGCCGGTGGCCAGTTCCTGATAGGCGTTCACCATGGCGGTCACATGTTCAGGGGTCAAGCCAGACACATCCGCGCCGGTCACTACCTCGGCATAGGTGCTCACATAGGCCAAAAGGCCGGTGGGCGTGAGCGACGCCGTGGAAGCCCCCTCGGGGATTTCCGTATACTCGTTGATGAACGCGGTGACCTTCGGCTCCAGACGCAGTACGTTCTCGGCCTCCGTGTATCCGTCGATGACCGCCTGCGTGGTAATGACACCCGGATTGGAGGCAAACTCATCCCACCGCGCCTGCGCGCCGGTCATGTCGAGGTCTGTGGTGATCTTGAGCATTTCTTCGGGCACGGCCTCGGAGAAGATGCCGCTGAGGCCGGTCAGCGTGCCCTTGTGATCCTCGACAAACTGCGCCAAGGCGGCAACCTGTTCCATTTGCTTGGAGACATCGATCTCCGGGAACAGCGCCTGCACCTCGGCTTCGGTCATGCCGCTGTCCATCAGCGACTGGATTTGCGTCAGGACACCGAGATACTCGACCAGCGCCGCTTCGTCCATGTCCGCCGTCAGGGCGTTCATTTCCTCCAGTGCCTTGGCCATGCCCTGCGTATCGTTGTTGGCGGCGGCGATGCTGTAATCCCGGAGCTTACCGGTCAAGGTGTCTAGGTCTGTGCCCGCCTGCTGGATGTCCGCCTGATTCCAGACAGGCATGACGATTCCTTGGAGCGTCTTGGCGTATTCCTCGGCGGCAGCTTTCCGGTTCTGGTTGTACTTGTCGTTGAGGTCGGAGAGCGCCTGCTGCTTTTCAGCACCGTCCTCCATCAGCGCAATGAGGGCGTACTCCTTGTCGTACTGCGCGTCCAGTTCGGTGTTGACGGCGGCCATGCCTTCGGCTGCGGCAACCATGGCGCTTTCGTACACCGAGGCATCGGCGTCAACTTGGCCACGGGCATGTGCGCGGGCGACCTCGGCCTCCAGCTTCTGGCGAATGGTTTCAAAGCCGTCCGCTTCGAGGGGCGAGAGTTTGTACTTGACCTCGATGGCCTCGCGGGCGTCGATCAACTCCTGCAGGCGCACCTTGTCCTTCTCGGTGAAATTCTTGTTCTTCCGCTTCTTCAGGAGCCGTGCGATTTCCGTGTCCATCTGGTCGAGCTTGGCGATGTCCTTCTCAAGCTGAGAAGAAACCGAGGTGTACCCGGCCTCCTTCGCGGTTTGGTTCAACGCCTGAAGCTGCTCACGGGTGGAGCCGGTCAGGGCTTTGAAGCTCTCGATCCATTCGGAGGCGATCTCATCGGTTTCTCCTTTGCCATCCGACCATACGGTCAGCAGCCCGGAGAGCCAGCCCTCGGCGTCCCGTGCAGTGCGCACGAAGTCCTCTTCGGACATACCAAAGAAGGACAGCCCCTTGCCGGAACCGTAGAAGGTATCGGCAGCGCTATTCTTCCATTTGTCCGCTGTCTTGCTTATGCCCTCGAGGGCTTCGCGGACAGCCTTGGCACCGGAGGCGTAATCGTACAGCTTGACCGCGCCGTAGATCAGCGCTGCAGCCAACGCGGCCACAGCCAGCTTAGAGGAAAAAAGCGTCTTGACAAAGCCGGTGAACCCACCGCCCGCCAGCTTAACGCTCGCGGAAAACTTGCCGATGCCAATGCTCGCCTTGCCCAGCACAGAAGTGACCTTGGATACCGCGCTGAACGTTTTGCCCAGAACGAGGATGGCCGGGCCAGCGGCGGCGGCAAAGGCCGCGAACTTGATGATGGCCATGCGCTGGCTCTCGTCCATGCCGAGGAAGGATTGCAGAAGCTCGTTTCCCTTGTCAATTAGCTTCTGGATGGTCGGGTTCAGATCGTCGCCGATCTGCTGCGCAAACAGCATCGCTGTGTTTTTGAGGTTGGTGAGGCGGCTCTTAGTGGTAGCATACCGCTTGTTGGCCTCCGTGGCGAGTGCTGTGTTTTCTGCCCACGCCTTATTGGCGGTGTTCTGTGTTTTGGTGAAAAGCTCGGTGGCGTTGGTGGCGCGCAGCAGCGTATCCCGCAAACGCACCTCCTTGATGCCGATCTCCTCAAGCGTGGCAATGGCCGATTCGCCTTCATCGTCCATACGGCTGAGGCCCACAATGAACGCTTGGAAGGCAGCGGCGGGATCGTTGTCCCACAGCTTTTTGAACTCCTTCGCGGTCATGCCGGACACCTTGCCGAAATCATCGAGCGCCTTGCCGCCTGTTGCGGCGGCGACTTCCATTTTGATCAGCGCCTTGGAAAAAGCGGAGCCACCCATCTCAGCTTCGATGCCTACCGACGAGAGGGCAGCGGCGAAGCCCAAAATCTGCGATTCGGACAGCCCGACCTGATGACCGGCAGCCGCCAGACGCATGGACAATTCCATGATTGCGGATTCCGTGGTCGCGTAATTGTTGCCGAGGTCGACCAGCGCGGAACCCAGATTGCTGAACTGCGATTGATCCATACCGGTGATGTTTGCAAACTTCGCCAACGTGGAGGCCGCCTGATCCGCGACAATGTCCGTGCTGTTGCCGAGGTCAATCATGGTGCGCGTGAACCCGACGAGATGCTTGTTGGCGATGCCCAGCTGGCCCGCAATTGCCATGACCTCTGCAATGTCCGCACCGGAGGTCGCAACCTCCGTAGACATCTTCTTGACCGAATCGGACAGCGAATCGAACTCTTCCTCGGTGGCCTCGACGGTTTTCCTGACGCTGGTAAAGGCGCTCTCGTAATCGATGCTGGCCTTGACGGCGGTCGCGCCCAGTGCCACGATGGGCGTGGTGATGGCGGCGGTCATGGCCTTGCCCGTCTTGGTCATGGCCTTGCCGATGGTTTCGGCCTTTTTGGAGAAAGCCGTCAGCGACTCGCCCGCCTTCGTCCATTTGGACTCCATGCGGTAGAGCGCCTCGGTCAGCTTCTTGATCTCGGCTTCGGTTTCCCGGACGGCGGCCTTGGCGTTGTTCAGATCGGTGGTCGCCTTGGAAACAGCATCGGCGTTGTTTTGAAGCGTTTTGCTGTTGGATTTGATCTGGCCTTCCAGCAGCTTCACCTTGTCGCGGGCGTCCTGAAACTCCTGTTTGTAGCGCTCCAGATTGGCCTTGGCGGCGATGGTCGCTGAATCGTTCTCGCCCAGCGACGAGGCCAGCCTTCGGTATTCCTTGGCGGCATTGCCCACCTCGGTTTTGAGGCGGGTATACTCTGCGCGGGCTTCGGTCAGGGAAGCCTTCATCTTCTCCTGACGGGCATAGGAATCCGTCAGCTTCTGATTGGCCGCAACGAGCGCGCGGGAGTATTGCTCCACGGCACGGTTCTGCTGGGTGAGCTTATTGCCCAGCATGGACAGCTTGGCCTCGGTGCCCTTGACCGACTTTTCAAACTTGTCGATGCCCGAACCCGCCAGCCGGAAGGTGCTCTCGGCCTCCTTGATCTGCTGATTGATGGTGCGCATGTTGCGCGAAAAATTATCGCTGTCCAGCGACAGCGCGACCACCAACTCGCGCAAGACCTCGCTCACTCAAATCACCTCCTGGCAGTGGACCTTCCACCGGCCAAAATGAAAAAGCCGGGAACGACTTGCGCTCTCAGCCTCAAGGTTTCAAACTCGTCCACACCTGATCGATATAGGCAGGTCTGGGTGTGTTTTTGATCTTCGCCTGCTGCGCGTCCCAAGCCCGGAGGCGCAGGAAGCCCAGCATATCCATCTCGTCAATCTCCCGCATGCGCCAGCCGCTTTTCAGCAGCGCATTGAAAGTTTCATATATGTATTCCGGCAGCGTCAGAAGCCCGGAATCTCCTCGTCCTCCGTCTGGGCTTTGAGAAGCTCCTCCGCTTCCATCGTCACCGGCTTCGTAGGGAAAGCGTCCAACACCTCTGTCGTTTGTGTCTGCACGGCCATGAGCGCCAGAGCGATGTCATGCATCAGCCGGTCGGCGGGATAGAAATCGTACACCTCGTCAGGGCTGAATTGGCCGCCAAAGAGGATGCAGAACCACTTGACCATGGTGTCGAGGGCATCCGCGACGGTGACCTGCTCACCCGACACGTCCTTGCCCTCGGTAGCGTCGCGGGAGATGCGCACGAGGTTGCCGTACATCCTCGAGGCCGGTTCCATCTCGCGCAAAGCGCGACCAGATACAAAATCCACGGAATATTTCTTTTCTCCGAGCGTACAGGTGATCATTTGGGCATCGTCCTTTCATCTAAGTAGGAAGCCGCCGCGTGGAACATCTCCGCGCGGCGGCCATGGGTTACGGGCCGGGTGTGAACACCGGCTCGTAGACGCTTTGGAGGAAGGTCGCGCCCTTGGCGGCGGTGAATCCATTCTCACCCTCGTCGGCGACCGCCTGATATTGACCGTCGTGGGTGCGCTTGATAGCCACCCATTCCACCTCACCGGTCTGGCGAGTGATGGTACCGCCCTCTTTGGTCTGGTAGGTCTCCGCGACCGGTTTGGCCCTGACCTTGTAGAGCCACACATAACGGAACTTGCCGTTCGACTTCTCACTCATGAAGCCCACAGCGTAGTACGGCGGTTTATCGTTGGCCTTGCGGATCAGCACGCCGTTGTCATCGATGATGTTGCCGAAAATCTGCTCTTGGATGGTGAGCGGAATGTCGGCCATCTTGGTTTTGAAACTGAGCTCGGGATCGGGGTACAGCACGTCGAACTCGACATCGTCTGCGTATTGCACGTCCGGGTCGGAATTTTCCGGGGTCACGGAGGCTTCAATCGCACCCGCCACCAGTTGGAGCGGGCCGTAAGCCAGCGCGGCTTCCGTATCCTCGGTCAGCGGAGCCAACACCATGTTTTTGAGGCCGACCGTGGATGCCACAGCCGGGGACGCAACGGGATTAGGCATAAAAAAAGACCTCCTATTTGTTGTTCAGTTCATTGTGCAGAACGCGCTTTATTTCTTCAAAGGCTTCGCTCGCCTTTACGTCAAAAGCCGGACGCACGAAAGGGTGCGCGGGCGCGGGGGCTGGCCCGCCGTGCCCAAACTCCACGGGGTTTGCGTAGTACGCGCTCTTGTCCTTGTAGTGGACGCCGACGGTGATCCGCTTGCCGCCGCCCGATTTCTTCTTGACCGAACCGGTTCGGATGGAGCCGTGCAGATCACCGGTGATGATCGCCGGGTCGGTGGAAGCGTTGTGGAGCATCTGGTTTTCGATAGGCACAGCGCCCGCTTCAAGTGCCCGATTGACGCCCGGCCCCTGATCCAGCGCAGCGGCCATGTTGATCAAATCATCCTTCAGATCGTCAAACCCGCGAAGCTCAATCGCCATGCCGGGCCTCCTCCCGCAGGCACCACGTCCATTGCACGGTGTATTGCCGGGTTGCGGTATCGTAGGCCGGTTGATTGTAGCCCTTGTCCGATTCCTCGATCATGGCAAACCCGGCAGCGTACATCGCGCTTCGGATTCGGCCCGCTGTGTCTGTGGGATCAAAGTCACTCCACAGATTCAGGTACACGAAGGTCTTGTAGGCCGTGGCCTGATCGTCCTGATGCGCATCCTCTGTCGTGGTGGTCGAATAGACCGCATACTGCGCGGGCGGGTTCTGATTGCCGGGGGTAGGACGCCAGATACCGGCGAACACGGGGATGTTCAAGCCGGAGAGGGCCTGCTGCACCTGTTTCATCAGCTGACCCCCTTCACGATGGATGCCTTGAGGCCGAGGTAGCGGCGCTTGAATTCGTACTCGCCCAGCGTGGAGATGAGCCACTTCTCGCCTCGGAACCGCACCCACATGCCCGGCTTGACGTCATCCCGATAACGGATGGTGAAGTTGATGACAGCCTCGGCATTCACCGTATCCGCTGCGCGAAAGTGCTGGTTGCCCGCGTCCGTGGCCGCCGCCCAGACCTTGCAGAGCACGACCTCCTTGGGTTCCGGGTAGCCGTTTTCATTGATGCCGTTCTCGGTGTACCCGATTTCCACCAGATTGCGAAGGTCGCCCGGATGTGGGGCTGCTTCGAAGTTTTTATAGCCGCGCAAGCATCCCCACCTCCTAAAACATCTGGCTCACATCGCGGTATGGGTAGAGCAGGTTCTCGAACGCAAGCCGCATGGCGAGGTATACCTGCTTGTCCGGGTTATCCCGGTTTTCGTAGTAATGGCTCGCCATGAGCAGCACGGCCAGCTGCACAGGTTCCGGCGCGACATCGTCAAACGTGACCCGGCAGAAATCTTCGGCGGCGGCCTGCGCCTGACGAAGAAGGCTTTCCAGATAGGCATCTTCATCGTTGTACTGGATGCGAAGATGGGCCTTGAAGTCCTCGACGGTTACGACCATTGGCTCACCGCCTTATTCGGCAGACTGGTTCCGCGCCTCGGATGCCATGACACCGGCGGCCTTCATGACCGTCAGCAGTTGGTTGAAGCTCTCGCGCAGCGCGGCGACCGTGGTGGCCTCGCTGGCGGGGATACAGGGCAGAACCGGTTCACCGGCAGCGGGTAGATCGAATAACCCTTCCGCGCCTTCAACCGTCGCACCGGGGAGAAAGGTCAGCTTGCCGCCGATGACCCATTCGTTCCCGCCGTGCGCGTGGAAGTTTCGGGTTGAGCTTTCCATTGTGAACGACCTCCTTCAAAGGGAAGGGGCTGCCCTGCGCGGACAGCCCCCGTAGATTAAGCAGACTTCATGGCCATCACCTTAACCGCTTCCGGCAGGATGAGCTTGCCATCCACACGCTGTGAGGCAAGGAATCCGACCTGCCCGGTCGGGGCATAAAGCTCGTTGAGCCTTTGGAACTTGCGGCCTTCGCGGTCGGCGACCCAATAGTACGACAAGTCGCCGAACAGGATGGATTTCGCGGACGCTGCGATCTCCGGCATGAAGGACGAGGTATAGACCGGACGATTCAGGAGCGTATCAGGCGTACCGGCAGTCACGGAGGGCTGCCAGATGTAATCGCCGTTCCCATTTTTCAGCTTGCGGAGCGCCTTCACGGTGCTGTCATTCATGATGAACACCGACTGGCGGCGATACGGGGCACGCAGGGCATAGAACAAATCCATCACCTCGTCCATGGTGATGGCAGAGGCGCTGGCAGCGGTCACGCCGGTTTCCGCGCCGCCCGAGGTGGCCAGAATGCCCAGCGGTTTCCCGGTGCCGTTGCCGCTGAAGAACGCCTGCTCCTCGGCTGCGCCGATGCGGCGCGCGAATTCCGTGGCGATGTAGCTGGCAATATCGAACACGCTGTCGTGCAACAGCTCATCCGAAACCTTGATCATGGTCGCCAACTTGTAGGCACCAATGGAGGTCTGGCCGAAAACGTCGTCGCTCTCCGGGTAGGCGGCCTCCTCATCGATCCAAGAAGCGTTGCCCTTGGAAGCGACGACGGGAATCTTGCGGTCGCCGGAACTGGTCGTAATGACCTTCGCAAGCTGCCGGAAGATGTTCTGCTCTTCCAGCGCCTGCACCAAGGTGCGCTCGTATTCGTCAGGCACGAGGAATCCACCCTCGCTGTCGGTGCCGACCTGCAAGGCGTTGTACACCTCATGGGGCACGGATTTGCTGCGCATCAAGCGCCAGAACGAGGTCTTGTATTCGTCGCTGGCCCGGCCAGTCTTGGTGGAACCGTCGGTCTGCGGCTTGCCGGTCAGGGGCTTGGAAGTGGGCTGGTTCATCTCGCGGTCAATGGCCGCCTGACGCTCCAAGCGCTCGATTTCCTTGCCGAGGCTGACAACGTCGGCCTCCATTTTCTCGTAGGTGGCGTTATCCTCGACGGAGACCATACCGTCCTCACCGCGTTTGGTGTCCAGAAAAGCCTTCGCGGCATCCCATGCCTTGGCTCGCTTTTCGCGCAGGGCAAGAATCTGGTTCATGTGTTTTCCTCCTATCATTTCAAAAGCGACAGCCTTTTTTCAAGGTCTGCCGCTTTCACTCGGTTGTCCGGTGTGCTTGGTTTGGGGATTCGGGCGATCAGCTTGTCCAGCAGGCTGTTGGTGACGGCCCTGCGGGAGAAGGAGAAGCTGTTCTCCGGGGCGTTGCCCGGCGAGGAGCCGGACTGGAACATGATCTCATCGCAGAAGCCAAGCTCCTTCGCCTTGTTGGCGTTCATCCACGTTTCGCCATCCATCAGGTGGCTGAGGCGCGTGCGGGAGAGGCCGGTCTTGATTTCGTAGGCATTGATGATGCTCTCCTTCACCTCATCCAGCAGCTGGATGGCCTTGCGCATTTCCTCGCTGTCGCCCATGGCGATGGTCAGCGGATTGTGGATCATCATCAGCGAGGTCGGCGACATCAGCACCCGCGTTCCCGCCATGGCAATGACCGAAGCTGCGCTGGCGGCGATGCCGTCGATTTTGACCGTGACGTCCGAAGGGTACTCCATGAGCATGTTGTAGATCTGCGAGGCGGCAATGCAATCGCCACCGGGCGAGTTGATCCAGACGGTGATGGGGCCGGTACCCGCCAGCAATTCGCTCTTGAAGAGCGCAGGCGTTACATCGTCCTCAAACCAGCTGTCCTCGGCGATTGCGCCGTCAAGGTACAGCGTCCGGCTGTCCGGGGCAGTTTCATCCCGTGCCTGGAATGCGGCCTCCGCTTGGCAGGCGGCCTCCACCCAATTCCAGAACCTTTTCACTTGGTTTCCTCCTTTGGTTTGCGGCCAGACGAAGGGGCCGGGTTTGCGTTCCCGCCCTTTTCAGCCGCCGTGATGGGGATCATGTTGCCGTTGACCAGATAGGCATTGCCGCCATCCGCATCCGGGAGCGGATTGAGGTTTTCGAGGTCGCGGATGTCGTTGGCGCTCATCCAGCCGTTTTGGCGGGCAATGGCGTAGCCTTCCATGCGCTCCTTGTACGCGCCCCGCATCAGGCCGTCCATGTTGATGCGCACAAAAAAACGCCCTTTCTCCTTTTCGGAGAAGAGCGCGCGGTTCATGGACTGCTCGATGCGAACGAGCCATGGCCGGATGGTGTGGACGCCAAAGGAGATGGACTGGTGCTCGATGTTTGAGAAGGTGGCGTGTTCCAGATCGCCCACCAGATGCGGGGGCACCCGGAAGATGCGGCAGATCTCCGAAACTTGGAATTTCCGCGTTTCGAGGAACTGTGCTTCGTTGTTCGGCATGGAGATGCGTTCAAAACGAAGCCCTTCTTCCAAGATTGCCACGCGGTTGGCGTTGGCGGAGCCGCCATAGGCGGCGTTCCAGCTTTCGCGCAGCGCCTTGGGGTTCTTGACCGTATTGGGGTGGGTCAAGACACCAGCTGGGGTTGCGCCGTTGGCGAAAAACTTGGAACCGTACTCCTCGGCGGCAATCCCCAAGCCAATCGCGCTTTTCTCCAGTGCGATGGGGCTGTAGCCCACCACGCCGTCAAAACCCAAACCGGGGATGTGCAGCACCTCTTCCGGCGCAAGCCGGACGGTACGGCCCTCCGTGGTGGTGTAGGTGTAGGTCAGGGCACCCGCGCTGTTGCGGTCAACCTCCATGCGATCCGGCAGGAGCGGATAGAGGCCCACGATCTGGCTGCGACCGCTGCGGACGATCTGGCTATAAGAGTTGCCCCACAACAGCAGATGCGAGAGCATGACCTCGCGCAGAATGAAGGAAGTCATTTCATCGTTCGGCTCGTCATGGAGCAACCGAAACAGGGGATGCTCCAGCGCCTTGACGCTGCCGGTGTCCGTGTTCTCATAAACGTGGAGCGGCAAGCTGGCGACCGTTTCAGCGATTACCCGCACACAGGCGTACACCGCCGACACCTGAATGGCCGATTGAGCCGTGACGGATTTGCCCGCGCCGCTGGAGCCAAAGTAGAAGGCGAGCGCGGCGGACACGGCGTTTTGCAGCGTGGGCCGCCCTTCCGGCTTATCGCGTGACCGGAATAGGCCGAGTAAATTCATTCAGTTGCACCTCCATTGGATTACAAACCCGATCCGGTCTTTTTGTCGTGACAGGGCTTGCACAAGGCTTGCCAGTTGGTTTCATCCCAGAACAGCGTTTCGTCCCCGCGATGCGGAACGATATGGTCAACGACCGTGGCGGGCGCGAGCAGTCCCTCCCTTCGGCACTCCACGCAAAGGGGATGTCGGCGGAGGTAGCGCGCACGTGCGCTGCGCCATTTGCCGCCATAGCCACGCTCGGTGGCGCTTTCACGGGCGTACTTCGCCCGGTGCTGTTCGCAATAGGTGCCGTCCGATAAATTGGGGCATCCCGGATGGCGGCAAGGGCGTTTTGGCTTCTTCGGCATAGCAGTTCCTTCATATAAGAAGCAGACCTCGTTCGTCATAAACGGAGCCGCCATTTTGATTCTTCATCGCCCGATCCAGCGCCATGACCAACGCCACAGCGCCGTCCACTTTCTCGGTCGATTTCTCTTTGTCGATTTTGAGGTTTCCTGCCGGATCGGTGCGGACGAAGGCGTTGTCCATGTTCCAACGGAGAACCGGGTGCCCGCCATGGTTGAGCTTCCTCTCAAGGACGATACGCATAAGCTCCTTCGTCGGCGGGCTCATGTCTTTATATCCCTGGCCGAAGGGTACCATCGTAAAACCGTCGTCCTCCAGCGCCTGCACCATCATCGTGGCGTTCCAGCGGTCGTAGGCGATTTCTCGGATGTTGTACCGCTCGCCCAGCTGGACGATGAACCGCTCAATGTGGCCATAATGCACCACATTCCCTTCGGTGGTCTGGATGAAATCCTGACGCTCCCAGACATCGTACATCACATGATCGCGCCGGACGCGAAGGCCCAGCGTTTCGTCCGGCAGCCAGAAGAAGGGCAGCACGATGTACGGTTCGTCCTCGTTCTCGGGCGGGAACACCAACACCAGCGTGGTCAGGTCGGAAGTAGAAGAGAGGTCAAGCCCCGCGTAGCAGGCCCGGCCCTCCAAAGCTGAAGCGTCAACCACACCACCGCATTCGTCCCATCGATCCATGGGCATCCAGCGGATGGACTGCTTCACCCATTGATTCAGGCGAAGCTGCCGGAACATATTCTCATCGGCAGGCGTTTCTATGGCCTTGCGATAAGCATCCCGCACCTTGTCGATGGAGATGGTGTGGCCCAAGGAGGGATTGCACTTGTACCAGTTCTTTTCATTCTGCCAGTCCTCGTTCTCTCCGAGGCCAAAGATGGTCGGGTAGAAGCGGGGATCGGCTTTCCGACCTTCGAGGATATCCAGCGCCTTTTGGTGAACCTCCCAGCAAATGCTGTTCCGGTCGGTTCCCGCTGTGGTGAGCAGGAACCAGAGCGGCTGTTTTCGGGCGTCGCCGCTGCCTTGGGTCATCACGTCGTAAAGCGCGCGCGTTGGTTGGGTGTGAAGCTCATCGAAAATGCAGGCGCTGACGTTCAGGCCGTGTTTGGTGGCCACCTCACTCGACAACACCTGATAGATGCTCCCCGTGGGCTGGTAGATCATCCGCTTGGTGGAGGGGATGATCTTGATCCGCTTCATGAGCGCGGGGGACTGCTTAACCATATCAACGGCGACATCGAAAACGATGCCTGCTTGTTGCCTGTCAGCAGCACAGCTATACACCTCGGCCTTCCACTCACTGTCGTTCACCAGCATATTGAGCGCAATGGCCGCGCCAAGTTCGGACTTACCTTGTTTCTTGGGGATTTCAATGTAAGCCGTGGTGTACTGGCGCATCGTCGGGTCATCCTCCCGAACCGTGCCGAACACATCCGAGATGATCTTCTCCTGCCAAGGGAGAAGCTGAAAGTTCTTCCCATGGAATTCGCCCTTTGTATGCTTCAAACACTGGACAAAATCGATCACGCGGCGGGCCTTTGCAGGATCAAACGCCATTGTTCCAGCCCCCTTTCAGGAGCCTTTCCATTGGATCGTCCGCAAAGGTATTGTCTGAACCGCCGCCCGCCGCGATGATCCGGGCGCGGGTAGCCGGGGTCAGGCCAAACTCGGTGCAGAAGCTCTGCATGATCTTCAGGTTCTGTTGGGCGATGGACACCTGCGGCACCTGCTGGACGTAGCCGGACGGCGTTTTGAAGATAGAGCCATGCTGGGTGATGAATTCCTCAGCTTCCCGCCAACGGGCATATGCCTGACAATAGCCTGCGAAGGCAGTCAGGTCAGCCATGGTCAGCACACCCATGGCTTCCAGCGAGGTGGCCAGCCGTTTCCATTCCTTTTTCGCCTCGGGCAGCAGCCATGCGGGGCATTTCAAGTCGCCCTTGGGCGGGACAGGTTCGTGTTCGTTGATCGGGCGCTTGCCCGGATTGCCTTCCAATATCCGCATAGCCGTAGGCTTGGGCTTTCTGCCTCTGGTCGCCAACCGGCACACCTCCTTTCTCGTGAAAATAAGAAAAGCGCCACTGGCGCTTGAGTCTGTTTACGGTTTCAGGCCATGGCAGCCATCATCATCGATACTTCCCTATCGGGCAGTGCTTTCTGATAAACTGTCAGGTGGCTTACGGTCACGGCGCTGAACCGGAATTTTGTCAGATGGTCGGTATCCTGACAGCCAATGAGCAAATTCCCCAGATACGGCTTCTCAAGTGAGGTGTTCTTCCGTTCCGCGACAAAAATACCATCTTTGAGGATGCGATAGCTGTGGCGGTTTTTGATAATCGCCAGCACGGAGTACATCTCAGAGTTTCCCGGTACGACGCCGCCAAAGTTGCGCCCAACGATGACATTGACCTCGTCCCCGACGCAGTTGTAGTCGCGCCGGATCAGCAACCCCTCGTAATTCGGGAAAATCTCTGAAAAGCACGAACAGATGACCTTTTCCTCGGAAGCGATTGCGTTTGCATAGCGGAGGATCAGTGTCCAGTCACGGTCAATGTTGTCGAAGATGCGGATGCCGGTATCCACATAAGCGCCTATGCCATCGCCGATGAACGGTTCCGGCAGGTTGTACAGAACACGGCCATGATTGCCGTTCGCCGTGGTGCGCAGGTTGCGGATCATGTAATCCACGTATTGTGCTCGCCGTGGGATGTACTCTCGCAGCTGATCCAGATCGCGCACCATCATCTCGATGTCGGGCCACGCTTTTACGTCCTCGCCATACAATCGTTGGGGGATGCGCTCCGTATACTCCTCGAAAGCCGCCAGAATGGTGGCCGTGTTGAGTGCGCTTGTGCGCAGTTCCTCGTAGCGGGCGGCCAATTCATCGGGGAAGCATCTGACCAGCTTTTCCCACAAGCGACTATTTGGGCAGTCGTATTCATCAGGGCATTTTCGGTCGTAGCTGATTGCGCTCTTCCCATCCCAGATGACACCCCATAAGCTGTCGAGATCATAGAGGCTGGGAAACCATACCTGACGGTCAAAGGTGACCATTAGCATATTCTTGGCGAGGTTGTCGGTGGCAGCCGAAAGATAGGCAAAACAATAGTAGTTCAGGCAGGCGTTCAGGTCAAGGAATTGTCCGAGCCGCTCCCGAAAATCGGTATCGTTTGCATCGCGTACAAATTCCACCATGCGATTGAACGCGACCAGCGCCGAACCATCGTCCCGGCCATACTCCACCGACCATTCCTCGGACGTAGCGCTTTGCTGAAATGCGCATGAGTCGGTTTGAGTTTCCGCACACATAATCAGGGCCGTTTCTTTTTCTTCATCGCCTAAGCCGAACAACCAGCCAGCCTTGGGAATCGTCCAGCTGTACAGGCCCACGCAAACGCCATTTATGTGAAGCAGCACAGGGAACCCATCGATCAGTCCTCGATTGGGCGTACCTTGAAAAAGACCGTACTGCTTCTGCATCCCGGCTGCCAGCCGAGCGGAAACCATGTTGCAGGCATGTGTCCGGTCTACCCAATCCGCCTTGAGAACATAGCGATTCTGCGCCCCCCAGCCAGAGCGCAGGATTACGTTCTTCTTTTCAACAAGTCCATCATCCTCGTGCAGGTAAACGGTGAAGTTCTTCTTGGGATAGTTGAGTGAGGACGTTCCTTGCGGCTTCATCCGAAGGGCGCAATCAAAGTTCAGCGCGGCGCTTCGATAGGAGAGCCGCGCAATACGCTCATCGGCTTTTCCATTCCAGTCCGTCAGGTAATCGCCTTCAATAAAGACCTTGGGTATATCCGAATCCAGCCGCGCGACCAAGCGGGTAAGCTGGTCTGTCCATGCCTGTCCGACACTTGCGGGAGCGGGGCCTTTGGCAAGCGCAGTATTTACGGTTGCCGCAGCAGATGAAGTTTTCATCAGCCGCCCATCCCGCTCGGCGCACACCTCAAAGCTCACATTTCCGGGCGCAGCAAGCACCTCGGACGGAATTAGGGCACTCAACTTGCCATCTTCGGGAGCTATACCAGCAAGGAGCGGCCAAGTCGCCTGATCTGGCAAACGCACCAGTACACTGTACACGGCCCCTTCAAAGGCTTGTGTCCATCCGCCCACATCGACCACCAATTGAGTAGCTTCTACCTCGCCACAGCGGCCAAGAACCTTCGTCGATCCTTTGATGGAAAGCGTGCCCCCGGAGGAAACCGTGAGTTCAAACCTTCTCAACGACATCACCTCCACGGAAAACTTGGTCGTAGGCGAGCACATCGCGGCCACGTAGAACCTCCACGCCGACAGCCCCACCGACCTGATTGACATACCGCTGCACAATGACGCTGGCGTACTTGGGATCAAGCTCCATCGTCCGGCAGATGCGGTCGGTCTGCTCACAGGCGATGAGCGTACTGCCAGAGCCGCCAAAAAGATCAAGCACCACGCCGTTGGGCGCGGAGCTATTCTTGATGGGATAGGCCAGCAGCGGAATCGGCTTCATCGTGGGATGCTCGGCGCTGCGCTTGGGTTTGTCGAAGTTCCAGATGGTGGATTGCTTGCGGTCGGCGAACCACCGGTGCTTCCCGTTGGGTAGCCAGCCAAACAGGATCGGCTCATGCTGCCACTGGTAGGGCGAGCGCCCCAGCACCAAAGAGTTCTTGGCCCAGATGCATACGCCGCTGATGTGGAAGCCCGCCTCTTTGAAGGCGCGCCGGAAGTTCAAGCCCTCCGTGTCGGCATGGAAGATGTAGGCCGAACCGCCCTCGGCCATATGCGCGGCCATGTTGCGGAACGCAGCCAGCAGGAAATCAAAGAACTTCCCGTCCGACATGCTGTCGTTCTGGATGGACTTGCCGTCCGCGCTTTCGTAGGCGACATTATAGGGAGGGTCGGTCACCACAAGGTTGGCTTTCAGGCCATCCATGAGCAAGACCACATCGGCCTCGCTGGTAGCGTCGCCGCAGACCATCCGGTGCCGTCCCAGCGTCCAAATGTCGCCGGACTCCACGAAGGGCTTGATCCCCTCCGGGTCGATGTCGCACTCGTCGTCCTTGACGTCCTTGTCGTGAACCTTGGAGAACAGGTCATCAATCTCAGCGGCATCAAAGCCGGTCGCGCCGAGGTCGTAGCCATTCTGCTGGAGGTCTGAGAGCAGGTCGGCCAACGCCACAGGCTCCCATTCACCGACCGCTTTGTTGAGGGCGATGTTGAGGGCCTTTTCGTCCTGCGGGTTTTCGATATGCACCACAACGCAATCGATCTCCGTAGCGCCCTCGGCGGTAAGCACCTTGTACCGCTGATGGCCGCCCACGATGTTGCCGGTCACCTCATTCCAGATCACGGGATCGACATAGCCGAATTCCTTGAGGCTGCGCCTGATCTTCTCGAAGGCCGGATCGCCGGGCTTGAGGTCTTTGCGCGGGTTATACTTCGCGGGCTTGAGCCGCTCCACGGCGATCCGCTGCAAGTTCATGGTCGTGTTCACCGGGTTTCCTCCTTCAACAGCAACAGCCGCCCAATCGGACGGCTGATTTTTCGTTTTGGGGGCTGATACCCCCACCCCCGAATTTCGCGGGATTTCACGCGAGAGGGGGGCGCGGTCTCCAGCCGGGGCGCTCCAGAGATCGAATCCCCCCTCCCCAATACAGTTTCGCAGAGCAAAGCGCGAAAGCCGACCACGGCGGTGGACTTTCGCACGGCGAAGCGCGAAAGCCGACCGCGCCGCTGGGACTTCTGCGAAGCAAAGCGCAAAACCCACCACGGCGGTGGGACTTCTGCGAAGCAAAGCGCAAAAGCCGACCGCGCCGGTCGGGCTTTCGCAGAGCAAAGCGGAGAAGCGTTTTCGGGAAAAAACGGGCGGCGGGCGGGCGAAAACGGGCCGCGCGAAAGGCGCTTCCTATATAGCGCGTGGGGCCGCCGCCGTATCAGAAAAGACGCAAAAACGTCGCCGTTAGTTATCTTGCGTTTTTGCGCCGCCGGAGTGATGAATGGGTCGCGGCAAAAAACGCCGCCGCCGCGGGCGGGAAAAACCGCCGGGCGCGAAAGGGGAACCCCGCCGTGAC